GTACTGGTTTCTATAAGACAGGGGGCTAAATATGGAAAAGAAAATAGGAAGTTATTGGTATGCGCGTGGTCGCAAAGCAGGATTTGGTATTGGGTTTGACATATCCAAGTATGGCGCACAACTTGATTTGGGCTTTTGGTATGTAGGGGTAGAGTTCTAGTGATTATTGGACTTAGTGGTTATGCGCAAGTAGGCAAGGATACTGTTGCACAGATTCTGGTAGAGGATTATGGGTACAGCCGCATTGGATTTGCTGACATTATCCGTAACGCTTGCTATCGTCTTAACCCGATAGTTACGCTAGAAGGATTACGGTTAGCCCATGTTGTTGATTTGGAAGGTTGGGATATAGCCAAACAAGTTCCAGAGGTACGCCGTATCTTACAAGTTATGGGTACTGAGGTTGGGCGCGATTTAATTGACCCACAAATCTGGGTAGAACTTACCTTACACAACACAGCCAAAACGGACAAGGTAGTCATACCTGATGTAAGATTTAGAAACGAGGCTGAGGAAATTAAGTGGCGCGGTGGACAAATTTGGCGTGTTAGCCGTATTGACAAAGATGCACCAGTTAATTTACACCGTTCAGAAACCGACATGGACTCATGGTCATTTGACCAATATATATCAAATAATGGCACAATAGAGGACTTGCGAGACGAAGTGGCAAAAATATGGCAGTAGAAGGCGTAGACCATTGCACAGGATGTGGGATGTGGATAATGCTAGTTTGGCTAGAATGTCCCGCTTGTAAAAAACCAATAGCGAAAGGAGACAGCGATGCTGAATCTAATCAAATGGGAGGAATCATGTTAGGCGCAGGAAGAACGGGGAAAGGTGAGGACTGAAGTTCCGCGCAAGATTCCTAGCAGTAGCCGCAATCGCGGTAGGAATTTTGCTAGCAACACCAGCCTCAGCCCAAAGTCCTAAAATAATGGATACAAGGACTCCAATAGCGGCAAAGTTCCACGCAAAGAACCAGTTAAGTTCTTTTGGTTGGGCTAAAAGTCAATGGGGATGCCTTGAACAACTTTGGACAAACGAGTCTAACTGGCGCCCAGATGCTAAAAACAAACAGGCTGTAACGGTTGTAAGAAATGGTAAGAGGTTTAAAGTACACGCGGGTGGTATTCCACAAATACTTGGACTTGACCCTAAAACACCCGTACCAGTACAAGTTAATAAAGGTCTGACCTATATCAAATCACGCTATCAATCTCCATGCGGAGCCAAAAGATTTTGGGATAGACATAATTGGTATTAAGATAGATTTGTCGTAGGGCTGATTCCCAGCGACAGCGTTGCCAATTGGAGAAGATGGCAACAAGAGAGACCCACCGCGATTTGCCTCCCGGTGGGTTTTCTCATGTCTGGGGTAAGATACTGCCATGACCACAATTGCCGCTATTGAAGGCGATGGTTGGGCGGTAATAGGCGCAGACTCGCAATCATCAGGAGAAGATGGATTTGCAATAGATATCCCTGCTGGAAAAATCTTTAAAAATGGCGATGTTATAGTTGCAGGTGCTGGTGCGGTTCGTGGCATAAATCTGTTGGAACACGCTTGGGTTAGTCCAGCAATTAAGATAGACAATATAGATAAATATGTAACCAGTATTTTAATTCCGTCTATTCGCAAGTGCTTTGATGCCGCCGACTATGAGTACAAAAAAGAAGAAGGTTCTGTACTGCAAGACAACATATTTATAGTCTGCGTTCGTGGACAAATTTATAGAATTGACGAAGATTATAGTTGGGAAAGAACTACCAATAATCTTTATGTTGCGGGGTCAGGAGAACGATTTGCGCTTGGTGCTTTAGAGGCACTTAAGGCTGGCGATGCCGAAACAATTACCAAAGCAAAAAACTACATACGAGTGGCACTTAAGGTTGCATCAAAGTATGATATTTTTACAGGAGGCGACATTAAGTTTATGGTATCCAATGGATAAGCGAATAGCGGAAGCGGTATTAAACCGAGCAGGAAACTACTGCGAAAAATGTGGGCAATCTGGACATGATTTTGCTTTGCATCACCGCCGTCTGAAGTCACAAGGCGGTAAGGATGAGGTTTGCAACCTAATGGCGGTGCATCATAAATGCCACAACATGGGTACGAATGCGATACACATGAATCCAGCCAAGTCAATAGAGATGGGCTGGATAGTTCCAAGTTGGGCGCAACCCGCCGAATATCCCTTACACATGCCAGACGGAAGTAAGGTATTGTTGGACAACGAAGGCTCATATCTAGCAGAAGGTGAAACAAATGGCACAAATTGAAATCGTTGGTAACGCTGGTTCAGATGCAGAATTGAAATTCATCAAAGGTCCCAAAGGTGATTTCGCTGTAGGTAATTTTAGTCTTGCAGAAACGCCACGCGAATACAAAAATGGCGAGTGGGTAACAGGCGAGACAGTATGGTGGAAAGTAACTGCTACTGGTGAATTGGCTGAGTGGTTAGGTGATACACCGCTTAAAGGCATAAAGTTACTTGTCAAAGGTGACTTAAAAGCATTTGAATACAAAGGTCGCGATGGCGAAATCAAATCAGGCTTTGAAGTTAAAGCAAAGATGATTGCTATTGTAGGAACATTAAAGCGCAAGTCACAACCAGCAAAGGCTGAGTCAGATGGGTGGCCATTTTAATGACTAGCAACGAAGTATGTGAATTTCTTGGAATCACACGCAATAACTTGTACCAGATTCAATATCGTGGTCAGTTAAAATGGGTTAATAAAGTTGGCAAAAATGCTATCTTTGACCGCGAACAAGTGGAAGCATTTAAGGCGAAGCGAGACAATCGTTCGTCATGAAATGCGCATTGTGCCGCAAACCTACAGAGCGTTCAATATGCGTATCGTGCTGGGATTATGCTGTGACTAAGTTAAAGTCATTTCCCGATAAGTATTTTGAACTTGAAAAGGAATTGCTACCAAGTCAAGGTTATGGAGAGAAGGTAGGCGGGAGTAAAACACCGCCTATCCCTGTCCGTTTAGAGACCCTTGATTTGCGTACTGGCGGCATCAGTAAACCACTTACCACGCACGAATCTAAAGTTAGAATTACGCGTGCACATACTCGCATTACATTTAGAGGCGAGGAAATCAACCGCATTAAGATGACCGTTAAATATCTCGCGGGTCAGTCTGAATGGATATTTCAACATTACGAGGAAATTGATAGTCTTACAAAAGACATTAATGATATTAGTAATCGCATCTCTACTGTGCTGGGATATAAGTCAGAATTAGTGCCTATTGGTACTTGTCCAGCGCAAGACGATAAAGGCGAAGTATGTGGAGCAAAACTACTTATTAACCCTAAAACCTTAACCGACTTTCAAGATATTAAATGCCGTGCTTGTGGTACTTCATGGAGTAGCGAAAAGTGGAGACTGTTAGGCAGGATGTTGGATGCTAACGCTTAAAGAAGCGATGAAAGTATTTAAGGCATCACAAGCAACTATTTATCGTTGGATAAAACAAGATGCCATTAAAAGTAAGATAATTGGTGGGGTAAGATACTACGACATTGACGGATTGCAAAACGCCCGACAAAAACGCCACATAGATTAAGTTGTGTGATAATCTACGCAGTATCTTGGAAAAGGTCTATACTTCAAGATGTGCAAGTGATTATAGATGACCTAACAGTTCATGAAATAGACGAGGCTTTAAGTCATTTGCGCTTAAAATTGCAAGACCGATACGGAAATAGACTATCCTTTCACCAGAGAGAATTCTACTTAGAGCAAGTAGATGATTTATTGGACGCAAGGATAGAGTTGAAGGCATATGAAGGTAACGCAAAAACTAATCTCGGAACTCACACTAGACCCAAATAATGCTCGAAAGCACTCGGCTAAAAACCTAGAGGCTATCGCATCAAGTTTAGAAAAGTTTGGGCAGCGCAAGCCTATTGTTGTGCATAATGGCGTTGTTATTGCGGGTAACGGAACTCTTGAAGCCGCTAAATCTATCGGCTGGCATGAAATTACGGTTACGGAAGTTCCTGACAACTGGGATGCAGATACCGCAAAAGCATTTGCTATTGCTGACAATCGTACTGCTGAACTTGCTGAATGGGACACACCAGTTCTTGTACAACAACTTCTTGAAATGGAAGAAGAAGGTT